GCCTTTCTTTCATGTCCGATTACCGAAGTGCTCTATGCCGGGACGCGCGGACCAGGGAAAACAGACGCCTTGCTTATGGATTTTGCCCAGCACGTCGGGCGAGGGTTTGGGGCGGATTGGAACGGGATCATTTTTCGGCGTACCTTCCCTGAACTCAAAGACATTATCAACAAATCCCGCAAGTGGTTCCCCCGTATCTGGCCGAATGCCAAGTTTAACGCCTCGCAATACATCTGGACATGGGCCACTGGGGAAATGCTGTCCTTCCGGCAATTCAATAAGCCGGCTGACTATTGGAAGTACCACGGCCATGCGTACCCTTTTATCGGCTGGGAAGAACTCACGACCTGGCCGACGGATGAGTGCTTTAAGTCGATGTTTTCGTGTTCTCGCTCAGCAATGCCGGGGATGCCGCGCAAGATCCGCGCAACCACGAACCCATACGGAGTCGGGCACACATGGGTCAAATCGCGCTATCGATTGCCGGTTAAGACTGGGCGGATCATTGGCGAAATCATCACGGATTCGAAAGACGAATCAAATCAAAACGAACCGCCACGGGTGGCCATTCACGGGTACTTGGATGAAAACCAAGTCCTGCTTCGCGCCGATCCTGGCTACAAGCAACGTCTCAGAGCGGCCGCACGCAATCCCTCAGAGCTTAAGGCGTGGCTTGAGGGCTCCTGGGATATTGTCGCGGGGGGCATGGTCGATGATGTGTGGGACGCGAAGGTGCATGTCATAGAGCCATTCAAAATTCCTTCTGGCTGGATTGTGGACCGCGCTTTTGATTGGGGCTCCACAAAGCCATTTGCATTGCAGTGGTGGGCAGAAAGCGACGGGACTGCCGCGCCGAATGGCAAGGTATACAAGAAGGGAACGTTGTTTCTTATTGCACAGTGGTACGGCTGGAATAAGAAGCCGAATGAAGGGCTGAAGATGTTGGCGGTCGAGATTGCGCGTCAAGGTTTGGCGATGGAGAGGGCTATGGGTTACTCAGTGCAGGCTGGTCCGGCTGATCCATCGATCTTTTCCGCTGAAAATGGCATGTGCATTGGTGATGACATGGGGCGTGTCGGCATGAGGTTTGTTCCGGCTGAGGCTGGCCCTGGTTCCAGAAAGACTGGGGCCGAACGATTGCGGAAATATCTGAAAGCGTCGCTGCAATCACCGATGGAAGAGCCTGGACTGTTTATCTTTGCCACTTGCACGCAATGGCTTAGAACTGTTCCGGTTATTCCTCGTGATGCCAAAGATCCAGAGGATTGTGACACCGACGCAGAAGACCACGATTATGACTGCACCCGCTATCGCTGCATGTTCAAGCGCCATTCAGCCGGGACGCAAAAGCTGGTGGGGGTGTAGTGAATCTCGAACTCATCGAAACCGACAAGCTGATCAATGAACTCTTGCGCCGATTCGAGCATGCCGTCTTCGCGGGGATGAAAGTGAATGAAGCGAGCGAGTCACAATATGAGGTTAGGCAGACTATCGGCAATCAGCGCACCTGCCAAGGGCTGGCCTTTGGGATTATTGCCCGCTGTGAAGATTATCGACGTTCCGTCTCAGAGCCTACGGTAGGCGATTCATGAAAGGATCCTCCATGCCAGAGTACCACGCGATTATCAATGGCCTGATTGTCAAGCCGGTCAACGAGCCGATCTTTTCGGATAAGGCGACAATGGTTGAGCTTGATGATGAAGCGGCGGGACTATTCATCGTGATCCGACAGAGCAGGGATGATGGGGACTTGAAAATCAGCCTCACGAAAGAGGAGTGGCCGCTGATTCGAGATGCGGTCGAGGAGATGCTACGCGTCATAGAGACCAGCGAGAAGAAGGAGTCCACATGCCAGTAACCACCATGCATCGTCAGTATTCAGCCTTCGCTGCCAAATGGAAGCGCTGCCGCGATGCCTATAGCGGGTCAGATGCGGTCAAGGATGCGGGTGAAGCCTATCTCCCACGGCTCGGTGACCAGACAGATCTAGAATACAAGGCCTATAAGACCCGCGCGCTCTGGTATGGGGCCACAAAGCGCACCGTGCAAGGGTTGAGTGGCGCCGTCATGCGGAAAGAGCCGGCCATCACGCTCAAGAATGAGGAACTGAAGCAGGATCTTGAAAACGTCACTCTGAACGGGGTGAGTCTGTCGGCCTTTGCCAAAACCGTCATTGAAGAGACGCTCCAAGTCGGGCGCTGTGGTGTCTTGTGTGACATGTCAGACGATGCAGCCATTCCCGCCAGTGAGCGCCGTCCGTACTGGTCCTTCTACGCGGCCGAAGCGATCAAGAATTGGCATACCGAGATTCGCGGTGGCGTGCCGGTGTTAGTCAAGGTGGTGCTGTATGAAGAATCGGAGCAGCAAAAAGGTGCCGATGAATTTGAGTACGAGTGCAAGCCGCAATACCGGGTGCTCCGGCTGAATGCAGAAGGCAACTATGAAGTCCAGGTGTATACGAAAGCGGCTGGAGCGGAAGCCACCAAAGAAGGCGAATGGATTCCTGGTCCGGTCACGATCCCTCAACGCCGCGGCGCTCCGCTGAAATACATTCCCTTTGTGTTTATCAATCCCACGAGTGTGACGCCAGAGATTGAAGACCCGCCCTTAATTGATCTGGTGGATGTGAACCTGTCGCATTATCTGACGAGTGCGGATCTTGAACATGGCCGGCATTTTTGCGGACTGCCGACAGTATGGGCAACGGGGATTCCTGCTGATACCAAAATGAAAGTCGGGTCGAGTGTCGTGCTGACATCCAGCGATCCAAACGCCAGGTTTGGCATTCTGGAATTTACCGGCAAGGGATTAGGCGCATTGGAGACCGGCACGGAAAGCAAAGAGCGGCAAATGGCCGTACTCGGGGCGCGACTGTTAGAGCAGCAGAAGCCCGCTGTCGAGTCGAACGATACCATTGTGACCCGTACTGCGGGGGAGCGTTCTATCCTTCAATCGCTCTGTCAAACAATAGGCCAAGCCCTCACGCAAGTCTTGCGATGGCATGCCGACTGGAAGGGCGACACGGTTGACGACGAGATGGTCATTGCCTTGAACCAAGACTTTGTGAACGCCGAGATGCCAACCGACTTGCTCCTAGCGCTGTTGCAGGCCGTGCAGTCCGGACAGATCAGCTGGGAGACGTTCTATTACAACCTCGAAAAGGGCGAGATTACCCGGCCGGGCGTGGATGCAGAGACGGAGAAGGCGCTGATCGAAGAGCAGAATAGCGGCAACGGGCTTCTTGATCCTGAAACCGAAGCCCTGGTCAATGCGGCTTTGGCGCAGAAGCGAAAGGGGCAGCAACCACCAGAGAAGCAACCGCCCATCGATCCAGAGAAGAAGCCCGCGGAGAAGGCGGCCTAAATGCCGATCGCGGATGTCTTAGCCGACAAGTTCACCATGCAGGACGTGAATCTCTCGCGCTTTGAGGCGAGTGAACGGGTGAAGATTCGGCGCATGCTCACTGGCCTGAGCGATCAACTCAGCGTCCTTCTCGACAAGACCTTGCCCGATGAGGAACAGACCTTTTCTCGGCGACGATTGCAAGCGTTGTTCAAGGTGACCGATGCCACCATTGAACGCACCTACGCGAAGATGGCAAAAGTTCATGATGAGACCATGTTTGATCTGGCGGAACTGTCGGCGAGCAAAACCGCCGAGGTGATCAATGCATCGATCGGTGTCTCACTGGTCGAAGTTGGGGTATCTGAATCCGTGCTCAAAGCGATGGTGAACGACGATATTTCGCTCGGGCTTCCGGCTAAGGAATGGTGGGACGGCCAATCAACGAGGCTTCGTCAGCGGTTTCAAAACACCATCCGGCAAGGCGTGTTTGCGGGAGAGACGTTATCCGACCTCAAGCGAAGAGTGAGAGGGCGCAGGGAGAACGGGTTTAAGGATGGAATCATGGAAGCCACGTCGAGAGAGGCGGAAGCCTTGATCCGTACTTCTGTGCAGTCAATCGCGCAATCCGCCAGAAACGAAACCTTCAAGGCGAATGATGACGTGATCAAGGGGCAGTCCTGGTTGTCGGTACTTGATACGCGCACATCTGAATTGTGCATGAGTTATTCGGGGTCCGCCTGGGATCTGGACGGGAATATTCTTCCCGAATCGGCAACGGATCTGGCGTTTCCTGGCCCGCCTCCGCTGCACTTTAATTGTCGATCTTCCCTTGTGCCGATCATGAAATCCTGGGGTGATCTCATCCGTGATGCGAAGGGCGATGACGCGCTAGCGGCGAAGATGGATAAGGCGGAACGGAAGATTCCGAAGTCTACGCAAGCGAGCATGGATGGACAGGTTCCGGGAGATTGGACGTTTAGCGATTGGCTTAAGAAGCAGCCAGAAGAGCGGCAGATTGAGGCGTTAGGTGAAGGCAAATGGGAACTCTGGAAGAAAGGCGAGATTCAGTTGACGGACATGATCGACAACCGCAACCGTCCGTTGAGCCTGAAGGAATTGGAGGCCCTGTAATGGAGGACAAGCCAGAAGCAAGTATCCCGTTTGCCACAGGTGGCATTGTCACGGGAACATTGCATGGTGTCATGGGCTGCATGCGCGGCTATGCCTGTCGATTGATTCCGCCAAAGCGTGATGAGCCAGAGCCCTACGACGAGCGTGAAACCAATCCATGAGGAAACGCCGCAAGCGCAAGTGCATTTCTCGGGTGATGATGTCGATGTGGATTGAGGATCTGTGGATACTGCCGATGATGCTGGAGGATCGGAGATGAGCCACGACACCGAAACTATCGAACAGACCCTCGCCTACAAACTCGGCATGATGCACGCCTATAAAATGGTGCTGGAAGCCTTATCGAGTCGCGCCATGGCGCATACACAACTGTCGAAGGTAGAGCAGGCCACAGAATGTCTACTCATCGCGAACGAAGTGATTAAGCCACTGTGGATGGATGCGAGCCGGGAGGCGTCCGGGCTGAACGTCGCGGCATTGGAGAATAAAGCATGACCTGGCACGATACCGGTATCACCCTCGCTCTTTGGATCGGTGTCTGGTGCTGTTCTATGGGAATTGGCAAGTGACGGTAGGAATGATCTTGGCTCTTGTGGACTTGGACAGATTGCACTGGATCAAATCGGTAAGGCGACCGTGGCTGGATTCAATCGCGGTGTTCAATCCGTGAAGCCGATCGTCATCTCAGAACAGGTGGGATACAAGCCTACATTCTGTTTTGCCGATGGGCGCGTGGTTCAGGTCAGGAGGGATTGTTGATCAACGAAGCGGAGTATATCGAGATCACCTGCAAGGGGTGCCAAACGGTTATTGCCTTCACGCCTGCAGAGATTGTTGAACTACGTTCCAACCATGATCTAGGCGAACAGGATGACGTTGAAATTCTGAACTGCCCGAAATGCAGCAACTATGTCTGTAAAGAATGCAATCATGAGGGCCACGCATGACCTGTATCCGCTGCCAAGGTGGGTTTGTCGCTTTACTCTATGACGAATTGAAATGTTTGAATTGCGGGCATCGACCGACACCGTTACGACCGCATGAGATT